TTTCTAATACAACAATTTCACTATCTCAAAAGGGAAGAATATGAAACTTAATCCAACTTACTCATCAGGTGATATCAATTTCATCCATGATGAAGCTCAAATCTTTGTTGAAAGCATTCTCAACAACCTTGATGATAACATCACTCCAATCTTGGGGGATGATGGCAGCTATCATTATGTTTATCTTGTTGTGAATAAAACCAATGGCTTTTTCTATATTGGGAAGAGAACTGTTTTAGAGCGTGTTAATGGAAAATATAGATCAATGTATACATTGGAATATGTATTAAGAAATTATCTAGGTGGAGGAATTGAGATTCAAAAAGCGGTTAAAGAGTATGGTAGAAAGTCGTTTTTAAGATTTGTTTTAAAATTTTGTACATCATCAGAAGACGCCTTTAATCTAGAAAAAAACCTAGTAAATAACATTTCAATCGAAAGGTATTCGCGTCAACTTGGTTGCATGTATAATCTTGTTCCAGGTGGAAGAGGTGGCATTGGAAAAGGAAGAAACAACAATGCTGGCAATAAAAAATTGAAGATCAAGAAAGATCATCATACGATTTTTATTTATTCTTGCGACCTTCTGAAGTACATGCTTGACGGATATAGATTAACCTGCTCATCAACAATTATCATCAAAAAACAAAATGATAAGATTATATCAAAAGCTTTAAACTTTAATCGCATCAACACAAGACAAAGAAAAGTTGATCAGTCAGTTTTATTGAATTATTTACAAGATGGATGGATTGTTGGGAGGCTTACATCTTCTAAGATTTATGATCTTTTATGAAATTTCAAGTATATTGAAATTAAATAGGCTTGCTATCTGTTTAAGGTTATCCGCTCCACCTCTTTGAAGTGAATTTGTTGATGCGAAGCACCTTGAGCGGAACTAATCTCAGCCTCTTTTTTTCAGTGAAGAAACTTGTAAAATACTAAACTCAAAACTTGGGCTGATCTATCTAATTTGAAAGAATTTTCAATTGTCATGTGTTTTATCTTCACCTCATACAAGGAGATAAACATGAGTGTAGATAAAGATTTTGATCCAATTGATTTCAGTCATCGAGCATACGAAGCTTTTTCTAAAGATTTTTCTAAAGCTGAACCATACACTAATGAGTCTAGTCGATTACGTTTAAACATTTTGCGATTTTTAAAAGAATCTGAAGATTTAACATTTAGACATCATTCATTATTTCAGAGACAACCAGGTGCTGATATTGAAGGCGAAAATCAAGAGCATGAAGAAGAGATTATGCTTTATGATGTTTCAGGTGAATTGATAGCTAGCTTTACATTGGCTGATGGAAGATCATTTAAGGTAATCGCTTGTTATAGATCAGATAAGACGATTGCTTGTTATAGATCAAAATTCAATTTTAAGTTTTATGCTAAAAATTGTGATCATCGTAACCTTTGGTCAGTTAATCATCAAAACAATGCTTTATATGCAGATCGCTTATCTTATTATAAGCCGACAGAATGGGATAAGAACAACAATAGATACATCTGTTTAGATAAAATCAATCAAATTGAAAGACGCCCAGGAGGAGTGAGAGATTTTGATTCTACTATCTATTCTTATCCTGATAACTTGCCTTATGTAGAATGTGACTTTTTTTTAAACGAAATAGAGTTTGAAGAGATGGTCAAGAAAATTTTTTCTAAAAGTTTCAAAAGACCGTTGAATTTTCTAGAAGATAATTGGCCTTGTAATGATATAATACATCAAATTACTGAAAAACTATATGAAGTTAGTAATTTAACAAGTTTATCACATGATAATATGTCGATCATTGCTGAGTATGTTTTTTATAGTCAACTGATTAGACAAAAGGGAAACCCATATTTTGTCCTAGAACATCTTTCAACTGAAGAAAATCCATATGATAAAGATGATCCTATCTTTGAAGCAACATTTGATGAGCAATTTCTTTCTATTGAAAAAAATGGTAAATTTTTTTTAAAAGAAAAAAAGTATAAAGTTTCTAAATTATGGCAGTTACAAACCTTGATGATGAAGAGAGATGCACTAAAAAAAATCATCTTTGGCGAAATGAAGGCTTTTGTCGAGTTTATATCTGATCTCTATACACAAAATGAATATGAAGTAGAAACATTGTTTGATAAAGATTTTTTAGATAATTTTATTTTTAAGTTTTTCAAAAAGAAATAAGATCAATCCCATTGGCTGATAAATACTCTTCACCTGTTGATATCCAACGATTATCTCGGTCTTCATAAATAACGGCTTTAATCCCAGCATGATGAATTAGCTTAGCACACATTAAGCAAGGTGGAGCAGTAACATAAATAGAGCATCCATCAGTTGATATCCCATTCTTAGCAGCATTCGCAATTGCATTAAATTCAGCATGGTGGCAACCTATTTGACTTTCTGATCCACTAGCAATTTTACATCTATCTCTAAGACAATCAGCACCTCCACAAAGGCCGCTTTGCTTGCGAGCAATCCCATTGAAAGAAGAGATAATTGGGACATCTCCCTTGACTATCACCGCCCCAACTTTTGCCCTGCTACATGGTGAGAGGCTAGCCATGATCTCAGCCATACTCAAAAATGCTTTATCTTTAGCAGTCATAGCAGTCATCATCCTTGGAGGCAAGACAAGCAATCTCAGAAGCAAGCTTGATAATCGCTTTAGATCTCTTTCCACACTTGCCTTTATTGCCTACAGCATAACGACCGAGAGCAAGACAGACATCACCTTGACTCGTTGTCAGCCATGTTTGATATGCCTTGATACCATACTCAATCTCATCGCAACCTTGACAATCAACAAATTGCTTTTTCACTTGCATGATACCTTCAGCACCCACAGATGAAATAAGACCTCTCTCAAACTTGCTCTCATAGAAAGCAATCGCAATCATCAAGTTAGGATCAACTCCCATTCTCTCAGCCGTTGAAGCTACTTGTTGGCAAGCTCTCATCCTGCTTGGGATTGACTTAGCTAAGATCTTCTCCCAACCTAAATCTTGTTTAACTTGATTGGGATTAAAGATCATTCCCATCACAAGCCAGCATACATCAAAAAAACTATTCATCTTCGTCCTCGTCTTTGGTGATATCATCCCAACTTTCATCATAAGAAATATCATCGTATGCGATGATGATTGCATTCTGATCAAGTATTGCTCGACAACTCTTGCAATAGTGGTACTCCATACTTGAGCCTGCTAAGGTTGATTTGATTTCATTGTGGCATCTGAGGCATTGCATCGATAAGCTCCATCGTTTTTGGGAAAATACTAGACGCAATAGTATATACAGCTTTTGCAAATTCTTGCATTTCAAATTGAGAATGATGGTCAAGACGAAGCTTTAAAAAGTGCATGATTGCCTGAGTACTAGCAGACCAGATGCATTCACTATAAATCCCAACGGGCAAAATCATTCTCGCTTGCTCTCTACATACTCCCAAATCAAGCAATCTTAGATAATTGTAGTAGGCTACTTGATAGCCTTGAGCAAGCAAAGTCAAAGCCTCGTCCTCTCTATTATCATCAAGGCATCCACTTGATCCTTGCTTGTTTTTAGTATCTTGCAATCTGAAATGATCAGGATAAAAAAAACTCTCTTCAATCTTGGTGTATCGTGCTGATTGCTCATTCCATGCACAGCCAACTTGATGCTTCATCCATTGCCTTAAAATGAAGATTGGTGCTTTAATTCTGAATTTTATGTTGCCATGTCTAAAGGGACTTGAATGATTGTGATCCCAAAGATATCGCAAAAGCCTTTCATCTCGATCAGTCCATTCATCACTTGCTCCAGCATAAGAGACACGAGCGGCGTTCACTATTGCCAAATCGTCTCCCATATGGTCAACCAATTCAACAAAGCCATCACTAACATTTATCTTCATCTTTTCTCCTAGAAAATTATTATATAATATTATATAATATTATACTTTCATGTGTTTATATAACACAAAGCAGGAGACAAAATTATGTTAAATATCAAACTCATCAACAGGCTGATTTGCCTTGAGCAAGTCATTGATGCAATGTTCAAAGACGATGCACCTGAGATTGCTGAAGCTTTAAAATTATGCATCAATATCATATTTGGCGATATGGTAGCAGATCATAACAATGCAATTGAGCAACAATATTTCTCAGATAAAGAGGTTGAGGATAAGATCGCTGATCTATCTAAAACTAAAACTATACCAAACCACATCAAAGAAATTCAGAGCTTATACAATCAACTAAAGGATAAAAATAATGCTTAATCGATTTACACTTATTGGGAGACTTGGCAACGATCCACAACTCAAAAGCTTTGGCGATAAAGAAGTTGTCAACTTTTCTGTTGCCTATAGTGAAAAGGTAAAGGGAGAAGAGAAGACCACATGGTTTAATTGCGAAATGTGGGGCAACTTTGCGAAGATTGTACAAAGTCAAGCAAAGAAAGGCGATAAAATCACCGTTATTGGTCGCATTGTTATCAACGAACATGAAGGCAAGCAATACATCAAAGTCATTGCCTCTGAGGTCGTATTTCTATGATGAAACCTAAAGATCGCAAATCGATTTTAAGTCTATATGTATCAACTAAGCTGATCAGCCTACTAGACACGATCAGCGATAGGCATTCAGTTAAGATTTCTAAGTTGGCTGAAAAGATATTGCTTGACGGTCTTCAAAGAGATCAAATTGATCTTGCTCTTGAAATCGATGATGATGATGCTATTGAGAAAATCACAACTAAGATCATCAGAAAGCTAGATCATGGCAATGAATGAAAAGACCAAGCTTATTAAGCAAAGAACAGGGATGACTTTAAAAGCTTTAGCTAAAGAAATCGGCTATGCAGAAACATCTTTAACTTGTGCATTGAGAGGGCATTATCAAATGGGCTATCCATTGGCTAAACTCTTGGCACAAAAGACAGGTATGTCACCGCTTTACTTCTTGGAGGATGATCATGACAATGAATGAAAAGACCAAACTCGTTAAAGAGAAGACAGGGATGAGCATTAAAGATTTAGCTAAAGAAATCGGATACACAGAAAAAACAATCGTTTGTGCATTACGAGGAAAGCAAAGAGCTGGTTATGATCTTGCTAAAATACTCGCAGAAAAGACAGGGCAAAGCCCAATTTACTTTATGGAGCATGATCATGGCAAAGAGTAAAACAACCGATAAGATCGTTAAAAATGATACAGTTGATTCTAAAGTTGGCAAAAATAGCACAGCACTATCAAAAAAGCCACAAGAGGATAAATCTGAAATCGCAAAGCAAAAGCGACTGATCTCAATTGAGCAAGTGCTTGAGTTTATCTCTCAAGGTCTTTCTCAAGGTGATGCTCTTTCCCTTGTTGGTGTTGCATATAGTACTTGGAATGGCTGGATGAAGAATGATCCTGAATTGGTGGCTGATATCAAGAGAGCTGAAATCTCTTTAAAGATCAAGCATCTTCAGAATATCCAGCGACATTCAGAGAACGATGTCAGAGCATCTCAATGGCTACTAGCTCGCAAATTCCCTTCTGAGTTTGGAGAAAAGCAAACGATTGATATGAATACAAAGAGCGATGATAGCAAGGTGATCATCAATGTGATCCAACAGGTGCAAAAAGAGAAGCATGGTCAAACGATCGAGATCAAGCATGAACTCCCAAATGAGAACGACCATGGCACAGACGAAGAAGATTGATATTGAACTAAAACTCAATCCCCTGCAAATCGATCTAGTTGATCGCTTGATTTACTCTGATGATGCCTTCATTGCAGTGAGAGCAGGTTGGGGCAGTGGCAAGACTTCAGCTTTAGTCTTTGCCTTGTGGACTTGGTCAAGTATTCATCCCAATAAGTCATCTCTCTTAGTCACTGATACCGCTCCACGATATAGATCAGTGCTTGGTCCAGAACTTGAGAAATGGCTTGCTCCTTATGGTTGGGTCTATCATCAACAAGACGGCAAATGGATTGCTCCAAATGGGCATGTTGTTTGGTGTAGATCCTACTTTAGACCAGGCACAAGAGATGCGACACATAACCCGCTTGAGGGTCTTAATATCACAAGTGGTCTTGCCTTGATTGATGAGTGCCAAACTCTCTCTGAAGAAGTAGCACAAAAGACACTTGGTCGTCTTAGATCAGGTCCATCGCCTAAGCTGATCATGGTAGGCTTGCCTGTATGGGATGCATGGTGGGTGAGTTTTGCTGAGAAGGCTGGATGCACTCCAATCTTTTATGCAAGCCATGTCAACAAAGCCAACTTATCTGAAGCTTGGTTTGATGCAGTCAAGAACTTGCCTGAAAGCGAACGGTTGGCAATGGTCGAGAATCAACCTAGACCACCTCAAGGCGTGATATATAGCGAATGGACTTTATCCCATGTTGTCAGCAATTGGAGATATGATCAGAGCATGTCATCAAGGATTGTCATTGACTTTGGCTTTAGAAAGCCGTCCGTTCTGATCTTAACTCATGATCCTATTTTAGAAGCTGATGTCATCTGTGCTGAGATCAATCCACAAGAGATCACTCTTTCAGAGCTTGCCAAAGAGATATTAAAGATTGCTTGTCCTAGAGATATGGCTAAGAAATATCCCAATCGAATTTTGCTTGATGGTGCAAGTGGTGATAAGGCTGGATCAGCTAGATCAGATCGTACCGCTCAATCAGCCTTTCATGAACTTTCAAAGTCAGCTGATCAAGGTGGCATAGGAATGCCTTTTCGATGGTGTACTGATCCAATACGAACTGATATCTTAAACGGCATTCAAAGAGTTAAAAGGCTGATCCATCAACGAAGGATCTTATGCACCTCTGAAGTATGGGAAAGAGGATCAAATTCTGTGGGAAATTCATTTAGAAAAGCGATCTTATCCTATGCTTGGGATGGCAAGGAAACACCTAAAAAGGACGGTAGAGAAGATCCACTAGACGCATTAAGATACGATGTTATCAATTGGCTTTGGAGAGATAGCGAGATCATAGCTGATAAGCCTGTGCCTGCTACATCCCCAACGGTCAAGAGCAAGCTTAACTTGGTGCAATCACATATCAAAGCGATGAGGAGTCACTGATGCAAGACAAATTCAAGAAGATCACTGATGATCTAGCACAAATCTTATCTATCAAAGACGAAGCCTATGGCAATGCTTTTGATAAAACAACTCACATTCTATCTTTGCTTTATCCCAATGGGATTAAGGTTGAGCAATACAAGGATCTTCATGTCATCATTCGTATGCTTGATAAAATCTCAAGGATTGCAAGGGATAATGATCCACTTGGTGAAAGTCCTTATATGGACATAGCAGGCTATTCTATTCTTTCACTTGCTAGGGATAACAAATGATAGGCAATGCACTTTTAGCAAGGTTGGCGATTGATAGCATCATCATGGATTTTTTCATCCCATTGGATGCAATCTATCAACTCACAGATCAGACGATCATCGATAGGCTTAGAGAGTTGGAGCATTCCTATCAAGGCAAAATCAAAGAGGCTAAATTGTTTATGCATAAAATGGAGGCGATATGATGCAGAAAAAGCAAAAGATGATGCAATTCTTTGGCGATGATTTAGATGCTAGATTGTGCATGATTGAGGATATGATCGAGAGAGGCGAGGTTTATCAAGGCTATTCTAGTAAATATACAAAATCGCCAAAGAACATTCAATCAAAGAGAATCAGAGATGCAGATCTTATCAAGGCTGTTTCATCAGATCGAACTTGGAAAGAGATCGCTTATGAGTTAGGCGTGACTATTTCAGCCGTTAGATTTAAATGTGATCAACTTGGGATTACAAAAGAAAAGTTGCATCGTTTTACTAAGAGATAGAAGAACTAATCTTTTTGATCTTCTCTTCAACTCTATCAAGGCGATCAGCTAGATCATCATCGCCAACTTGAATTCTAGCTTGATCTTTGGCTTGTGCATCAATTTTGCTCTCTAAGACGCTGATTTTTTTCTCAAGGTCTTTTCTCTCAAAGTCGCAAACCAAAGCATGGAGAGAGATGAAGGATATTATCAAAAATCGGTTGAGAGAGTGGCAAATCATGAGCCTTTATTGCAACTGCTTAATCAAAAGTGAAATAAAACAATTTAATCCATTGTTATTAAACAACCTCAACCCTCAAGGAGATACACATGAGTGAAGAAAAATTTGACGACTTAAGTTGGCTTGAACGACTGGTCAAATATAATGGGGCATTGTTAAAATACAATCAAATCTTAACATTGCTTGCTTTAGATAATAGAGATGATGATGTAGTCACTTTTTTATTGGATGGATTATTTTCAGATTTAGCATCATTTCTTAGACATGAAAAGAAACTTGTAGATTGTAGAATTATGGGATTTCATCGTATCTTGGAAGATACCTATCTTTGTAAAGATTCAGAGTTTTTTATTAAAAAAGTGCCTGAAGCTGTAAATTATCTTAATGAATATTGTAAACTTGAAGTTAATGTGCTTAATACGGTTGATTATCAACTAGCGCTACATAAACAACGCTTAAAGAAAAATCCTATTCTTGCATCTTCTTAATTTTTGTTTCTAGTCTATCAATTCGATCCACCAGCTCATCATCACCAAGCTGAATTTTAGTAGCTTGTCTTGCTTGCTCATTGATTTTGCTTTCTAGTGTGTTGATCTTTTTATCAATCTCTTTTCTCTCAAAGTCGCAAACCAAAGCATGATCTTTATCTTCTCGTTCTTTTTTTTGCATCTTTTGAAATATCAGCACGATCAAGATGACGAGTGCTAAAGGTGTGTTGTCTTTGGTGATCTTCATGAGTTGCTCAAACTGATTGATCTCAGGTGGCAATTCAACAAGTGAGTGAGTAGGCTGGATAGGTTGAGCTTGTGCAATAATCATCGGCTCGTCTAGTGGTGCTAAAAACATATCTTCTTCTTTCTGATATATAAACTGATCAGGGATCAATTTAATTTTAGTGTCTTTTTTGAGTAGCTTTTCAACTTTCTTTTCTCCATAGTGAATGATCAGTTTAGAGCCTTCTTTGAAATCGCAAGCCTCCACCTCGTAAGTATTGCCTTTAAAATAGATCTTGCCAGCGGTGGTGATAAAAAATTCATCATCAATTATGCACATATTTTCTCTTTCATGTGTTTAAGGTATGGTTTTTTTGAGAGTCGCTAGGTGCTTTTTCTGCTTTGAGCATCTAGCAATTTAAAATTTTATTTGATATAATAGCATTTTATGCAATATGATAAGTTGATATATTCTTTTAGGTGATGTTTATGACGGTTTATCCATATATGACGATGACAAGCTCAACCAAAGAGATGCCATATTTATCGCAAGAGCGACCACACTATCAATCTTACGGTATCAGTGGAACATCCATTCAAGGTGGCTACATCACAGGGAAAGAACAAAATCCAGCTTTATCAGGTCGTTCATGGACGAGAGAAGCTGAAGACATGTTGGCAACTGATCCAATTATCAGAAGATCTTGGAGCTTGGTTAAGCAAACTCTATTGTCAGCAAAATGGGAATTTAAGGCTGGTCGAGATGGTGATCAAACAAGTGAAGAGCTTGCAAGATTTGCAAACGAATGCTTTGGCTTTAAAGGTTATCCAGGCATGATGGAGATCAGCTTTGAGGATCAGCTTAATTATTTGCTAGAATTCATTCCACATGGTTGGAGATATGCAGAAGAGATTTACTGTGTTGCTAAAGACTCCATCGGAAAAGAGAAGGTATTTTTAAAGAGATATGCTGATCGTGAGCCTTCATCTCATCAGCAATGGTTATCAGTGGATAAACAAAACCTTGATGGTGTTATTCAAATCATGGTTGGCGGTGTTACACCTGAACCTATTCCAGCATCAAAACTTTTGCTATTGACTCTCAATCGCACCGGATCAAATTTTGAAGGTATCGGGCTTTTGCGTCCTTGTTGGTGGTGGTGGAAAGAGAAGCAAAGAGCGGCAACACTGATGGCAATTGGTCTTGAAAAGTGGGCTGTGCCTACTCCAATCGTCAAAGTCAATCGTCAAGCCGTTGATCAGATGGGCATCTCAAATGGAGATGTTGAGGCAATGATCAATGAAGCACAACAACAAGCTCAAGCCTATGTAGTACAAGAGCAAAGCTATCTAGTAGAAAATAATATCGTTTCTTTCGATACCTATGGAGGATCCGCCGGCTTTGATGCTAACGGAGCTTTACAAGTTATTCAAGAATGTGACAATCAAATCTCTCAAGCCTTCATGGCTCAATTTATGAATTTGGGAATCTCTGACACTGGATCAAGATCAGTTGGAGAGGTGCATCTATCGGTATTTAGAAGAGCATGTATCAATTTTCTTGACTTGGTGGCTAGTGCAATCAGTGGGCAAGATAGACGAGGGGGCGGAACTATTGGCCGTCTCATTCGGTGGAATTATGGCAACATTGAAGCAACTAAATTGCCTCGCTTGGTGCATAGTGGTTTAGATACCGATGCACTAGCAGAAGCACTTGCAAGCTTGCCATCATTGGTACAAGCTCAATTATTGACGCCTGATGATGATCTTGAGAGAGCAATCAGACAAAAGATCGGTGCTGGTCAATTGCCAATTGAGGCAACAAGGACGGCACAAGATCGTGCTGTTGCACAAAATCCAGCTTTAGCTATGGCTGAAAGACTGAGAGCAATCAGATGAACGAGAAACAAATATCACTTGCTAAACAAAGATTGATGAATAGAAGATTTAATGCTTATCTCAATGCACCTAAGAAATATGATGGAATAGATTTTACTCCACCTCAAGGGGCAAGAGATGCAGCAATCAGAGCATTAAAGAAACGAGCTGAACAGCCACCTTCAAAAAGAGGGATGACAGCCGTTGGGATTGCTAGAGCAAGAGATTTATCTAACGGCGTTACCTTATCACCTGATACCATTAAGCGAATGGTTGCCTATTTCACAAGGCACGAAGTCGACAAGCAAGGCTCAACATGGGCTGAATATGGTAAAGGTAGACAAGCTTGGGATGGTTGGGGCGGTGATGCTGGTTATACTTGGGCAAAGAAAATTTTAGCACAAATGGAGAGAGCTGATGAGAAAGAAAAGGCATTGTCAGAATCTTCCTTGCCGTCCTCCAATCGTACTGACATTAAGGTATTTAGAGAAAGAATCAGGTTGGGAGAAATTGCTTTATATCCAGGATCAGACATTAAGGTGCTTTCTGTTGGTAAAGTCAACAGTCGCATCAATGGGAAGACGATTCAAGATGTCACGCCTGAGATCCTTGCTGAGATCGTAAGAGTATTCAAGGCAAGGCTCAATGAAGATCCTGTTATCATCGATTGGAATCATCAATCATCTCCCTTTATGGATAACGGGCCAACTGATCCAACTCAATCTATGGCATACGGTGAAATCTCTGATGTATATGTAAAAGATGATGCACTTTATGTGAAACCTCTATATACTCAAGCAGGCCTTGATCTAGTGAAAGCTAGCGAAGGCGTTTTATATCCATCACCTGAATTTTTAGTAGGTGATATTTATGCAAGGGAAGATGATCCAAAGCCAATCGGATTTGCTCAACTTCAAGCTGTCACCTTGACGGCTAGACCAGCTCAATCTAAAAATAAAATCAGTCGTGTTTTACTCATGGAGAACATAATGAATCCAGAAGAATTAAAGGCTATGACAGCTGATCAACTCGTGGCTTTAGTGCTAGAAAAAGATCAACTAGTCAAGCAACTAGAAGCTCAGTTGGAAGGCGTCAAGTCTGAAAATGATGAGCTCACTAAAGACGAATCAGACGGCGAGATCGAGATTTCACTTGAAGGCGAATATGCCAAAAAAGATGAAAAAAAGATGATGGCTGAAGAAGATAAAAAGATGATGGAAGATGAAAAGAAAATGTCTGAAGCCACCGCTTTATCTGAAAAGGCACAAGCCAAACTGATGAACGAGCTACATGCACAAGTGACTTCTTTGTCTGAGCAAGTCAAGACCTTACAAGCTGAAAAGCATCAAGCTGAAAGAAAGCTTGTTGTTGACGGCTTGCTTAACACTGGCAAGATTGCACCTAGTGAAATTTCAGCCGTTGAATCAGCCTATGATATCAAAGACAAATTCCCAGCTATTTGGCAATCATTCAGTGAAAGAAAAGCAAATCAAGCTATCAACCTTTCTGAAAAGGGACATGCTAGCACCGCTCAAGAGATCAGCTTTATCGATCAAGTGAATGAAATTAAAAAGACAAAAGGCATCACATTTTCAGAAGCTTTAAATGTGATGAGATCCGAACAACCTGATGCTTACATCAAACATTTCAAAGGATAATAATCATGAGCTTAAATAATCATGCTATCTATAAGACCTTTATCGCATCTGCATCTATCACCGCCTTGACCTTGGTCAAACAAGATAGTGATGCAAAAGTAACTCCATGCACCGCGTCAACTGATACACCTATTGGCGTTGCTCAAATTTCTGGTGCAAGTGGCGATGCTATCAATGTATGCGTCAGCGGCATTTCTCGTGTTGTTGCTGGTGGTACTATCACATCAGGCACTCACTTTTTTGTTATGCCTGGTCTTGCTGGCAAAGTGTATGCTTATGACGGCACAGGCGAAGGCGTTCAAAAAATTGCAGGTCAATATCTTCCAAATGTTGCAAATCCTGTAGCAAGCGCAAATGAAGAAATCGAAATCCTTGTTAAAGTATCCTTAGGAGTCTAATCAAATGGCAAATCCAAGTTATAGCAACATCCATCCAGTCAATGACATTCTCAGAAATCTTGCGATCGAAGCAATCCCAAGTGATGGACAACTGATCGCTGATCAAGTTATCGAAGCTGTTGATGTTAAGGCAATCGGTCCAACAGGCACTCTCTTGATCGAAGAAACTCGCAATTTCATGGGATCCCCCGATGTTGATGCACAAAGAGCACCAGGTGCAGACCGTCAACGCATCGGAAATTTTGATCGTTCAAGCACAACCTTCTCAGCTAAAATCTATTCTTTATCTGATGAAATTGCTCTTGAAGATATCAAGTATTCTCAATATCCAGGCAATGAAGAACAACGATCTTTCCGTAAAGTGCAAAGATCAATGCTCTTAAATCGTGAAGCTCGTTTAGCAAATCTTCTGTTTGGTGCTTCAAATTGGGGTAGCTATACATCAGCTCTTGCCTCTTTAGGTAGTGGCTCAAATGGTACTCAATGGAATCAAGCAGGTGCTGAGCCTTTAACCGATCTTCATGCTTTGCTCGATGTTATTCGTGCAAACAGCCATGGCATCAATCCCGACACTTTAGTTTTAGGTTATGGTGCTTTGCGTGCTTTAGCTAGAAATGCAGAAGTACGAGGCTTTTTCACTGCTGGTAGTACTCCATCAGGTACAGCATCAGGCAATCGCTTGATGAAAGATGACATGGTGATTTCTGTTCTCAAAGAAGTTTTAGGCATCCCAAATGTACATGTTGGTCAAGCTCGTAAAGAAACAGCAAATGCTGGCTTAACCTCTTCTGAAGCTCAAGTATGGACTGATGATAGCGTTTTCATGGGTATCATGAAGGGATCAGATGCAATTGCAAATAAGAACGGCGTCAAGGTTATGCCAGTAGCCGCTCTCAATTTTGTATATGAAGGTTATTCTTCAGGTGCTTATGATGATCTTGCTATGACAAAACGCACTGTTTGGATGGAACACACCCATCAGGATAAGATCATCGCTCAAAATTATGGTTTCCTCTTGACTGATTGTTTAGCTTAATGTTCGTATGCTTAATTGTCCTTATTGCCTTAATTCTCTCAATAATATGGTGCACCTAGCTGAAGCTAGTGATGCAGATCAACAGGCAATAGAGGATATCAGAAAACAATGGATTAATGAACGCAATCCACAATTAAAACTCTTGCTCAAAATGAGATTGGATGTCCTCGTCAAAGAGGTTAATTCAGCTAAAACATTTGAGGAAGAAATGAAGAAAGCGACAAATCGATTATATCGTGCAATCGCTGAAATGGTGCAACAAGGTCAAGGGCAGATGCTTGTTAGTATGTCACCTGATGAGCTTAAATCATTTTTAATCTCAAGTGGCATGGGAGACGCTTTGACTTATTTTGAGCGTTCTCAAGTGGACATAGTGGAATTGATCAATAAGGCAACTCTTGCGATTGATCCTGAGTTTAAATCAGCACCTCCAAATCTCATTCAAGCGATTGCTCAGCAAACTTCATCACAAGTTTTTGATGCTCAAATCTTGCCTTCTCTTAGTAGTGCAATTCGCAACATGGCAACAACGGCGATTATTGTTGGAAGCTCAAAGCCTGTACTTGATCAGATGAGAATTGCTTTTGAAAAATCTGTTGGCGTTGGTACTACTCAAGCAAGAACGAAGATCGCTGAATTTGGGAGATCTATCAATGCTTTAAATGCTGATGAAGCTGGTTTAGAGAACTTCATTTATGTTGGGCCTAAAGATGGGATAACTCGTCCATTTTGTCGCAAGCTTGTTGGAAAAGTGCTATCTAAGAAACAGATCATCAAGCTTGACAATGGACAACCTTCAAGCGGTCCTCCATTGACTTCGGGCGGTGGCTATAATTGTAGACATTCATGGGCTCCAGTTAGTAAGGGATTTCTAAAGGTCAATGATTTAACGGTGGTTTCAGATAGTGAGATAAAGGACATAACAACATGAGAAAAGCACAACAAGGCAAAAATTATAATTTTATTTGGCAAGCTCCACATCCAATCAGTGGAACTCCATCAATTGCATTCTATCTTGAAGGTGGATCAGTTGGCGGTGCTATGTCTCAAGGTCGATCTGATTTAGTAGCTACTGATTTAGATAGAGATAGACGAGTTATGACTTTGTCAGCATCAGCATCAGCCTTAAAGCAATTTCAATCAGATGCTTTTTTACTCACTGATGCAGATACTTTCTTTTCAATTAAGATCGTGCGTATCACTGGAACACAATTGATCTTAGCTGATCCATTGCCTAGAGATATCGCATTCACATCTAACTCAACAATTCAATTTGCTAGTTGGCTTTATACTTGCTCATCTTCCAATGTCACCGCCTCTAAGCAGACCGTTGCTTATGCCGTTGAATATGTACAAAGCGAAGGCACACAAACAATCAATAGAGTTGAAAAAGGCTCTTTAAAGATTGTGCCTCGTCCTTTTGATACTGGTTTAGATCATAATAAGCTATGCTCAATTTTTCCTCATATTGCTGATCTAGCACCTAGACGGGCAAACGGCTTTGAAGAGCAAATATCATCAGCACTTGATGAACTTGCTTTATATGTAAGAGATTTAATTGTACCGAGAGACGTTGATGAAGATGATATACACAATTCACATGATTTATTGCAAGCTCATTCCTATCTTGCGATTGCTCGTATCCATGAGCTTAATGGCAATATCGATTTAAGCGAGAAGATGAGAGCAAGGGGAATTGAACTTGCTGATCTTTCTATGAAAACAATCAGCCTTGATTTGAATACAGATGGCATCATCCAAACTACTGAGAACAATCAGCGAGTAAGTGCAAGCTCTGATATTCGTGGGAATTTTGCAGGTAGATCAGTTGGAGAGTATGAAGCTCAGTTTATCCCTTCAAGAAATATGAGATGGTAAATGAAAGCAACATTAAGCCTAAACTTGCCAACCTTAAATTTGACTAAGCCTATGATGATAGGAATTGCACAAGATATCTTAGCAATCATCAAGATCAGAATTTACAAAGGCTTGGATTATAATTTGAGCAAGTTTAAGGCATACTCAACAAAACCTATTTACATTGGATATAAATCAACAACCTACAAAAGATTAAAACCTAAAGGTGGAGTTAAAAAACCTAACTCAATGTTTTTTGCTGGTGGATATGCTGAATATAAAGACAAATCTCGCAAGCGATCAAATGCGATTGAAGGTCAAACGGCGTCCGTTGATTTAACTCTATCAGGGATGATGATGCAAAACTTTGTTGTGCTTGAGGCAACAAATACAAAATTCACTATTGGGCTTTTGCCACCCGTTCAAGATTATGGTTATGCTGTTAATCAAGATCGTGGCTTTATTGGTCTTGCTCCCAAAGAGGTTGATCAGCTTGTGCAAATAGTTAAAGCAAATTTACTTGGAGAATAACATGGGCATATATGAAGCACTAGATCATCTCATAGATCGTATTGAGTCTATCACCCCAAAGACTGATGCTTATCATCATTTTGTCTGTATCAAAGACGCTCAAGGAAACACACTATCACTTGAAAGCAGATCTAATCAAAATCGCTTGTTTGATATCGCCTTCAATGCACTTGCTCAAGATGATGGGCAAGCGGGCATCAGTGGACGCAAGAGAATTGATTTATCTGTTCGCGTCCGTTATGATATTGGTGGAGATCGTGGCTTGCTTGAACGAATGATTGCAGAAGACTCAAGCAAATTGATCGACACATTGAAACAACCTGATTATGATTTTTCAGTAACTGGGATTGTTTCTTTAATACCTGGTCAAGCTACTACTCAAGAAATTCAAAATGATCCTTCTCAAGTTGGCTACCTTTTAATTTTACCTTTTACTCTTCTTTATTTGGAGGATTGACATGACAGTCACTCATAGATCGCTATCAGTAGCAACCGAATCAACATTTGGCAGTTTATCATCATCATCAGGCTTGCCCGATTTCAGCGGCTTATCATTCATTTCATTGCCATGCGAAAGAGATCCCGTTGTGATTTATGGTGATGTTGTAGCCAATGAAAGACTTGAAACAAGAGACGGTCCCCATGGTCTACCACCTGAACCTGATACTGTTTGGAGTGGATCAAATCGAGTACAAAGACGAACGGGTCAAGTACAAGTCACAATCGATTTCACAACCGTTGGAAGTGGTGCAAATACCTATGCATCAACAGGCTTAGGCAAGCTCTTAAATGCTGGCTTTCTTACAAATCTCGCTGGCTTTACTTCTAGCGATACCGTAACCGCTGATGATGAGAATGTATTTACTCCAACAACTACCAACACAAATTATAAGATTGGTGGTGTTGTATCATCTCTTATTAATGGTCGTTGCGAATATTCATCAGTGACAGCCAATAATCGTGGTGGTGCTGGTAAGATTGGCGTTTCTCCTGCATTTAGTGCAAATCCAACCGCTATTTATCCAATGCAAACTTGGTTTACTCCTTATGGTACTTCAAGCGGTCAAGTGGTTTCATCTCTATGCTTTAGAGTCGATGGTGTTGGCTTTCGTACATATGCCTATGGTTGCAAGCTTGCAAGCTTAAATATCTCTGTAAATGGTGGTCGTGTGATGGGTGAATTTACCTTTCAAGCCGCTTTAATTCAAGATGATCATGGCAATGCAAGTGGACCAATTGAACCAGTTGTTTTAAGTGGTGCTACTCAACATTTTAGAAATGCTTATGCTGTTGTTTCTGATGTTGTCACTTACTCAAGAACCAATGTAGTTGGCACAACAGGTGAAGAACTTTCAAGAATTGCCTTAGATGCTGAAGGCTTTACATTTAACATTGCCAATACTTTGACACCTAAAGGCTATTCAAATTCTATTCTTGGGATGTCTGATATGGAGGTTTCAAATGTAGATGTTGAATGCACCTTGACCTTGTCATCAGTAAATACAACTTTAGCATCAGATTTTAATGATAGAAATGTTCGTCAAGTGTTAATAGGTACTGGACCCGTTGGCGATGGCAAAGGTATGGCTTTATTCATCCCTGCTGGTTATTTAACCGTTGATCCAAATAAATATGATGTAGCGGGTGAGATTGTGAAGCAAGTTTTAACCTACAAGCAAAGCCGATTCGGTGGTGATGTAGGTACAACACAGCCCGCCAATTCACCTGTGAGAATTGCACTAGGAATTTAAGATGCTAAAATTCAGCACAACAACAACCATTGAGATTAAAATTGCTGTTTCTTGTGATCCAGCTCTAGATATGACATCGGCTGAAATCACCGCTTATCTTCAAGGAGATTTTGACTCTCTCAAGATCAAGCAAGATCAAGCTCCAACCTACTTCTTTATCAAGCCACTCTCTCCGTCTGATAGAGAAGAGATTGAGATTAAGGCTGGTGCATATACTAGATCAGAACTTGGAAGAATGCTTTTTGTTGAACAACCTGATGATCAAAAAAAGCGAGCATATTGGCAAGACTCTTTATCTGATCAAGAGAAGAATGCTTTTGCTCAATATCAAGCCTATCTCAATCGTGTATATGCTGAAACGGCTAAAAAAGCATTGGTCAAGGTTGAGGGCTTTGACGGTAATGCTTGGGATGCAATCCAATCAATCAAACCTGATCATCATCGTATTCAAACAATCGCTGAGATCGTAACTCATATTCAAAGAATTTCCCTTTTAGGTGACGAGGGAAAATAGCGATCACATCCTCAATATGGCTATCTCAAAATAAAGGGAGATCTTGGGGGTGTGAGCAATGTAAATCTAAGCCAGGATTAAGACAACTTAGAGGCAATTGTGGTGGCAAGTTTCAAAAGGGATTGCCTTATTTAGATGAAGATGAGCAAGGCTTATTTGTACCTGCTTATCGTGTTGCACCTGATAGCGATGAAGCTTTCAGCGAGCTTAAAATAAGATCATGTCCCGTTGCACTTGCAAATCTAGCTACTCCAATCGTAAATGCTTTTTTTAGTCATACGAATGGACTATTTGACATAAAAACATCTTATCCATCGCCAACTTGTGCTATTGTTGAAGCCATAGATTTATTATACTATCATCATCAATTGTTAAAAAATCGTCTTCATGAAAGACAGATGAGTGAGATCAACAATGGCAGAAAATAGAGTCGTGATTGATGTTGAGGTTGAAGGCGTCCAACAAGCACAAAGAGATCTTGAGAAAGTACAAGGATCAGCGTCTGAGATAGGCGAATCAGTCAAAGGCGTTGGAGAATCTTTTAAAGGCGTTGGTGCAATTGTATCAGCACAAGGCGGGGTTATGGGTGAAGCCTTCAATTCGCTTGGTGAGTCCGTTGGTGGTTTAGTTGACGGTTTTGGTGCAATGGGTGATGTTTTAGAGAGCGGTGGCAAAAGTGGAATAGTTGCGTTTATGGGAATGCTTGGGCCAATCTCAGCAATAGCTGGGGCTTTGGCTTTGGCAATAGAAGCATTTAATCAATTTAGTGGAGCGGCCAAAGAAGCTGAACAAATTGAAGCAGCAGTAACGGCGGCGGCTAGTGATCTCACCGCTAAGATGGAAGAGCTTGCTGATAAAGGTATCAAGCCAACCAATGATCAGTTAAAAGACCTTATTTCTCTAAACTCAGAGGCAAGATTAAAGCTTGAGATTTTGAATGAAAAGAACGCAAGCTTAACAAAGGTCTATACTGAGCAAATCAAGGCTCAAAAGATGCTTGCTGATGAGCAAAGAAGATATGCATCTCAAACGAATGAACGATTGAAATCTGATGAGTATTTAATAGCCTCTCAGATGCGACTTGCAGAAGCTGATAAAGCCGTTGCTAAAGCACAAGATGAATTGACCAAAGGCTATGAGATCGCATTGCCAGCCATACAAAAAGCTCAGGAGTATCAAAGAGATTTGGCGATGACTGAGCAAGAGGCAACAGATGCACTCAAAGCACAACTAGAAATTCAAAAAGAATATAGCGATCTTTTACTCAATACCTCCACCTTATCAGCCTATGAAAAATCGATCTTACAAAAAGAGAGAGATTTGAGCATTGAGAAAAGATTGGCTGATCAACATGGTAAGACAACAAAAGAGATTCAAGCACTGACTAAAGTTATTGAGGAAGAAAACAAAGCTAGACAATCAAGCGACTTACTCCAACTCAAAGAGATTAAAAATCAACAAGAGATAGAGCAAATCAAACAAGCTGAAGCTGATCGTTTAAAGAGTGAGCAAAAGGCAAGATCAGATGCTTTCAAGGCAAGGCAAATGCAAATCATATCTGAGCAATCTCAGATCAATGTACTTGAAATTCAATTAACTAAATCAGGCTTTGATGAGCAAATAGCACTTGCTGAAAACAACTATAAAACGGCTCAACAATTAAATAAAAATAATAAAAATCAATTGTTAATTGCTGAAAAACAATATCAACTAGCAATTCAAGGGATAAATGATCAACGACTTGCACAAGAGCAAGCTAAAATCTCAGAGCAAGCAAGGATCAATCAAGATTTAATCAATCAACAAATAGCACACGAAGAGGCAACATATCAAGCAAGCATACAATATCAACAAAAGCAACAGGAATTAAGGGATAAGATCGCAATCTTAGATATTGAAGCTGGCAAAGATGAATACAAAAAGCAACTTGATCTATTGGCAAAAAATCAAGAGATTGAATTAAGATCAGTTGAGGATAATGAACTTGCTAAAGCTGAAATTCAAAAGAGATATGCAAATCAAAGAGTCAAGGTTGAGAGTTATGCAGCATCTGAAATGGGTGAGATGGCAATGGCAACAACTCAAGCATTTGCTGCATCTGTTGCTGGTGCAATTATGGGAGCTCAATCAATGGAAGAAGCAATCAAGTCAACACTTGAAGGCTTAGCACAAGAGGCAATCGCAAGATCAATCTTTGCAACCGCTATGGGTTTTTCAGCTTTGGCTTTGGGTCCAATTGGTGGTGTTTCAGCTAGTCAATATTTTCAATCAGCCGCTTTATTTGCTGGTGTTGGTGCTATTGCTGGGGTTTCATCAAAAGCGATGGGAGGCGGTGGAGGTGGTGGATCTTCAGCAAGTGTTTCTCCAACGGGTTTGGCACAAGCACAAGCACCGACTAGACCAGAAGCAAGTAAATCTGAGCCAATGGTCTTTAATATTAACTTCGGTGGATCGGTCATCTATGATACAAAGGCGGCCGCTGAAAGAGCATTTGCTGATCGTATTGTAAGACAAATAAATAACTCAAACAGAGGAATGGTAAGATTAAATGCCTAGAAATGAATTTGCTCCTAATTTTGCATTGATTACTGATTTTGATGCAAGGCCTTTCACAAGCACATTGTACACAACGGAAGGACAAGACATCAGCTTGCCATCAGCATCTCAGATCGTGTTTGATAATCCTATTCAGTTTCTAAACGGTCAAGGGATGAGCTCAAGCTATTCTCTCAAACATGACTTAGAAGCTGACATATCAGGCTCAACATGGACGATTTCCATTGATAAGCAAGATCGTATTAATTGGGCTGTTTCTCCATTGCATACAATGGACATCAACACAAATGCGGGCGGTGGTGAGATTTGGGGGTTAGATAATGATTATCTTGAAATGTATGAATCGCCTGCTGTGTTTCCCAATGACTGGCAACGAGGCAACTTAATTTTTTGGCAAAGTGGCAATTCAAACTATGGAAAAATCAGCTATACCGAATCAGGTGTAGCATCTCCATTCTTATATCCAAATTTTCCACTTGCTCAAGATATGGTTTCTCTCTTATCGATCAGATCGGGCAATGGTCAATATTGCCTACAATCAAGGGATGAATTTTATTTTGCACAAGCTCATCAATGGATTTTGAGAGATGATGGGCATGTGGTGAGAATGTCAAGCTTTACCAATCCATCATTCTCATGGGTTGATACAGATTTCAGAGATAGGCTTGGATTTAGTGGAAATGAGCAATGGGTTTCTCTCTATGGAAGAAAAGCATTGATCGCTGATCATGTGATGCCAGGCGTCTTATATCCATCTCGACCATTTCAAGATCATCATATAGCATACGATCGAGTTAGCGAATATCAACGCAAGATAGGTGGTGGCTTTACATCCAACTTCATCGGCAATTATGTTAAATCTCGATTGACTTTCCATTTAGATGCTTATGCTGATATTCAGAACGATTATCGATTTTTTAGCGATACTTTGGGGGCTTACTTTTACAAGGGAGCAAAGATCAATTTCATTCAAGGGGTTGGAGATCCTAGACTAGCAAGGATAACCAATGATATCACCTCATCAAATCCAGCTTATTCTCTCACTCATACAAGCGAAAATAACGGCGATCAAGGCGTGATCGTTGGCACTATAACAGACATCTCAGCAGATCTCGCTTATGATGGAGTTATCAGAAGAAGAGTACCTATCACAATGGAGATCGAGCATGAGTAATTCTATTCTAAATCCAATCGTCTCGCTTGATCCTTTTCTCTATGTTTCAGGCAAAGAGATTTCAAATGATGCTGATGCACTTGTCAACCTTGGTAAGATGCAAAACTATCTTCATGCTCATTATGGTGCAGGGGTGATGATTGAGCAAAAGTTTGATGATGGGATTTTATTCTATAATTCAGCTACTCCTAAAATAGCTTGTTATTGGAGGATGCCAACTATAAGCACCGCTCACAAGGTTTTTCAAATTACAGTTAATGCACAAGCTCATACTGGCTTGAATTATGTTTATGTTACGATAACGGCTGGAGCATCAACGGCTACATTAACTCTTAATTTAACTCCTAGCACAACGGCCTATTATCAAGGATCAATCACATTCGCAAGCATCAGCAATTCAACTTCATACATGCTTGTGCAAATGATCGTACAAGGACATTTACAAGTAAATTCTATTTGCGTTGAAGCATTGCCTTTATCATCAGTTTCAGATGGTGCTGTATATCAACCAAATGGTGCTGATTATTTTTACCCAATAGGCGATGATGCTTTTATAAGTGACAAGCCTTTATCATCTGCAAAAGGTAGGCAACTTTTGAGCAATCTTAGGTTACTGCAAAAGAGGCCTCGAATGTTGTTTACAGCATCAGCAATTGATGTAAATGCTGATGGAGGCACAACTAACACATTTAACGGCGGGTCAATTCATCCTCAAAAGACATTCTCTTATCAAGACCTGATCGCAATGACTCCCAATCTTCCACAATGGGAGGGAGCAATAACATTGAATTTAAACCTTGTGATTAACATGTATGTCATCAATCCATCAGCCTATGATTATGAGTTTTATCTATGGTCAAATAAGATTGTTGTGAGTGCTGGAGAGACAGGAAAATGGATTTCAATTTTAACTAAATATCCTTCAAGTTTTGATGCTTTTTTAGTTAATTTAACCTATCGATTAAGACCACTTAGAATCAATCCTTTGCTCTCAGTTGATCCACTTGATCCAACCTTAATATCATCTCCAATTCAATCAATTTCTCTTTGGGGGGCATGATGGCTTTTATCTCTCAAACAACTAGAAAAGCTCCACTAGATCAAGAAGTTTCAATCTCTCAGCCTGTGCTTGGTGCTACAATTTCACAAATAGCAAATGCATTAAATCATTTAGCATTTGCCAAAGGTAGAAAATCAGCAATAGCCTACACATCAAGAGATAATCCAACTTCTTGGATTTATAACCAATCGCATGCAGTTACAAATATAACTGAGTTAAGACATATACCAAAGGGCAATCAAACATATATCCATTTGCATCAGTCATCAAAGAATTGCGAGTATATTGGCTTTGTTTTCAAATATGCATCTAGTGATCAGCCTATATCTATCACCGTTTCACTTGTGAGAAATCCAACTACAACTCAAGATATAATAGATAATGGATGTGTTCTATCAGATACGAATGGAGAGCTTGTTATTTTAGCTGATTTCAAGTCAGCCATTGTCTCAAGTTCATCTGATACAACAGGCACATCATCAGTTCAAACCAACTTCGCAAGGCCTCTTTATTTACCTAGTACATATCGTGGTGATTTGCTTGCTTTGAAGATTGATTGTGTTGATTGCAAGCTAGATATGATAGGATCTTATGAGCTTTACAAGGAGCAAGTATAATGGCTTTTAAATTGCAAGATGATCAAGGTTATCGCGTCTTTGGCTTGGAGATACAAGGCTTGATGACTCGCTTTTATATGGGAGCAAATCCATTCACAGCATCATCTCTTTATGATCTTTCATATATTGATTTAGATTGCATTCAGTCGATAACTCCATATCAAGCGGAAATAGAACCAAGTGGAGGCGTTGCCACATATCAGCCGATCTCAATCTCTTTGGCTATGGATAGGATGAGAGGGTCAAATATTGATCCACATGTGATTTTTAGCCGTCTATCAAGATCAAGCTCTATTTGGAGTGGTCAGCTTGTTGCAAATGTTTTAAGGTCTGATGATATTCCTGATTTAATGGTTGATAGTAATCCATCATTGACTTATCCTCATCTCTTGCATATTGGATCAGAGAGTTTCTATTGTACTTCCCAATCTGAGAGCGGTGGCATCTATACAATAACAACTAGCCACCGATTGGGATTTAGACAGCAGCATCAGATTTATTTGGGCGGTACTGATACACCTATAGTTTCAAGTGAATTGGTATCTTGGAGAGGTAGGCAAGCAAAAATCTATGCTTGCTCAGTTGATCAGAACGGCAACACTTGGGACAATCAAATCATTTTTCAAGGCATCATAGAAAGCTCTCCAACGATTGAAGGCTTAAACTCAGTTACTATTTCAATCTTGCCTATGACTGCCATGCTTGACAATAAGGTCTCTTCAGGCACTCAGAAAACAAGGCTAGCTCAAGGCATTCACTATTATGGAGATATAAGAAATCAGCTATCACCTTTAAAATTTATGAGGCCTGAATTTCATGCCATTGGATTTTTGCCATACTTAACTATTGATCCAGGTCTAAAAACACATGATGAAGTCATCAGCATATTGAATGATCATTTTAAGCTTACTGTTGGACGAGTTGGGGCATTTAGCATTTTTAAGCGAATGGGAAGATATATTTTAAGAATAAATGGAATTGATGCTGATGATGCTATGGTGTTTTCAGATAGCTCCGATCTTCTTAAACAAGCAAGCAATGAAGAATATTCATTTGATGTTCCATTGCTATATGTTGCACCTGATCCACAATGTATTTCATATGGCATCAGCTTTTTAGGATCTTTAGCTCCAATCCTAGAGATGCAAGACAACAGACCTTATCAGATTGATTTAGGCTTGAAATTTACAGTAACAAGCTTTCCCGGCACTGGTGGAGGAGGTGATCCAGTATTCTATGACATTCGAGGATTTGCTTTAGGTTGGAGAGATAGAGATGAGCCTTATATTTTAGTTCAAGACTCTTTAGGCTTGCCAACAGAAGCAGATGGCAATCTCTATGCAATACAAATCAAAATTGGAGAAGATGTAGTTAATGCACTAGCTACACATGAAGAAGATGTAGGCGGTGCATATCTCTTGCATCTCGATATGAATATCTCAGAGAATAGACGATTGCCACCTTTTGGCGACTGGCTTGGTGAAGGATCTCCAATAGAGATTTCAAAAGGGATGATCATCACTAGACGACCAGCTGGTGAAGTCATTTTACAACTCTTAGAAAGTGGTGGGGGTGGTGCAATCAATGGAGCTTATGACTTGCAATTAACGGGGTGCAATCTAAGTGCAAGCATGATTGATGAGCAATCTTTCTTGAGCTTGAATAGTGCTAGTGGCATCACTGATTGGATGTTCTCTTTACCTGCTGATGAATTGACTTTAAGAGAAATACTTGATCCAATGCTCAAGACAATGGGTGCATGTATTGTCATGAATAGAGATAGCTTTAATCCTCGTATCTCTTTAGTACTCTTGGGACATGAAGCAGATGAAGATCAAACGGCTTTATCAGATAGCGATTTTCTAGCTAGCAAGCCTCCATATTGGTCAAACTTTGAGGATATCGTAACTCAATTCAAATTCAGATATGACATGCATCAAGAAGAGCCAACGACTAGAATCGTAAATAACTACGATGCTATCAATCGTCTTGCTGGTGAAACGAAATCAATGGATTTAGATTTATATGGTATCACTAGCGACATTTTAGGCGGTACAAATGCAAGTGATTTCTTAGAAAACTTTTTGCCTACCTATGCAAGGCTTTTCAGATTGTATGGTCAAGCCGTCAGAATGTGGCATCTCTCTATTGGCACAGGCAAGGGGCTTGCTTTAGATGTTGGATCATATTTAAAAATCACTAGTGCATTTCTCAAGGGTTATACTGATGCTTATGGAGTATCAAATAAGATTGCCATGGTGCAATCAATCAGCATCGATCTTATGGGAGAAGGTACTGAATTAAAGCTGATCCATTTGGGCGATTCTTCTCCATCTTGGAATGCATCAGCAAAGATTGCTACAATCATCAATACAACTACAATTGAGATTGAAGCTGATTTTTACTCAGATGCTGATATCAGCTATTTTAAGGCTGGTGATATCGTTGATTATGTTTTACAAGGATCAGAAGCGACCGTCTTGACAAAGACAATCGCATCTATCAATGGAAATCAAATCACTTTCACAAGCAATCATGGCATGTCAGCGGGTGGAATCATTCAACCTACAACATACTTAAATGCATCATCTCATCATACAAAAAGAGCCTACATAGACAGGAGTTTTATCTATGAGTGAAAAACCTCAATTAACAATGCGATATCTTGCCGATCTTATCGAGAGGCTAGAAGAGAGAATTGCTATTTTAGAGCAAAAAGATGACAATAAAAAGACTACTAAAAAAGTCGTTGTCATCGAAGATCAACCAATCATCATAAAGAAGGCAAAATGAACCGTCTACAATACCAAATTCAAACGGGCGAATTTATCGCTTGCAAAAGCACAGCATCCAACGCATCCACTGATTGGACTGATCTAAACTCAAGCGATTTCATCGATAGCACAACAGGATCAGCACTTGATGCAGATCTCGCTTTTTGTGACATCAGCGTCTATAATCCAGGATCAGCAACAGCCTTCTTTAAATTGAGAGCTCGTACAACTGCATCAGATAGTACAACGAATGAGATTTTTGTTTTGGCTGGTGGTGCTATCGATATTCAATGCGGTGGAACAAAGGGCGGGGCAATTACAACTATCGCCTATAAAAAAGGTGCAAGTGGTGATGATTTAAAATTGATTTGTGCATTCAATAGAAAGGTGGTCTAGTCATGGCTATTATCATTAAACCTCCTGTGAGTGGTGGTGGTGGTGGTGGTGCTGTTGATTCTGTAAATGGTCAAACAGGTGTAGTTGTCTTGACAACCGACAACATCAATGCAGGCTCAAATGCCAATCGTCAATATTGGACATCAACGCTACAAACATCACTTGATGCCAAGGCAACAGATAGCGATTTGACCACACTTGAAGGTCGAGTTGATACAGCTGAAAACGATATTGCATCACTTGAAGCCAATAGGCTTTACAGCAATTCTTTCTATGTAAATGATGGTGTCAACGACATTCAAGCCGTTCATGATGATGCTTCTTTTGGTCAAGGTGATGTTATTTTTGTATCTAGTGGATCATATGGTGGATCAACCTTATCACTCACAAAGAGCAATTTTTTAATCTTGCCACCTGCTGGTGGTGTTGGTGATATTTGCGAGCTTGCAGGCGGTCGAGGTCTGACAATCAGCGGTGTTGATTGCACTAGAATCAGAATCAGAAGCCTACAAATTGAAGGTAACACTTTGATTGATGGTACTCAAGGCAGACATATTTTTAAAGATGTTTCATTCTTAGGTACTACAACAATCACAAATGCAACTGCGAATTTTATCACTTTTGAAGATTGCGAATTTGCTGGAGCTGTGACTATTGCATCCACCGTAACAGCCACAATTTATTTTAATCGCTGTTCTTTTGGTGGCGTTGCAATTTCATCTAGTCTTGCTACTCCTACTCAGTGCATTTTAGCTGATTGCGATGGTATCAATGCAAGCCAAACAAATTTAATTGGCCTTGTCTTTGCAGGTCGTACAGGCTTTGCAAATAACAGCGTTTCACAATATACAAGCAACTCAAAATATGTTTACAATTTGCTCACAGGTGCGACAACCTCATTTAGTGGATCATATAGCGAGCTGAGAGATTTGCCAACAATTCCAAGTGCATATACCGATGAAATGGCAAGAGATGCCGCTGGCACAGCCTTGGCAAATGGTAGTCATACAGGCATCAGCTTTGTAAATAGTGATGCTCAAGATCGTATCGATGCGACCGTTTCCCTTGCTTCTTTTGATACAGATGATCTCTCAGAAGGTGCAACAAATAAATATTTTAGCGATACACTCGCAAGAGGTGCATTTAGTGCAGGTACAGGGATTTCTATCACCACAGGCACAATCGCAAGCACAATCACACAGTACACTGATACAGATGCAGACGCTAGAATCACAGCTCAAAAAGGGCAAAACAATGGCATTTGCGAGCTTGATGCAAATGGTCTTGTGCCTACAAATCACTTGCCACCTTTGGCAATCACTGATGTTCATGTAGTCGCTGATCAAGCGGCACGACTTGCCTTGACTGCTCAAGAGGGTGATGTCGCTATTCAGACTGATGATAGCTCAAGCTGGATTTATGACGGCACAACATGGGTGCAGTTTGGGATCAGCGGCGGTGTTTTGTCTGTCAATGGACAAACAGGCACTGTGTCTTTGACTACTAGCGACATCGCTGAAGGCACAAATCTTTACTATACCACGACAAGATGGGATGATCGACTTGCTTTAAAGACAACCGATAATCTCACAGAAGGCACCACAAACAAGTATTTTTCATCTAGTCTTGCAAAAACTGCGGCCGTTGTAAATAGCATGGCAGGCTCAGAAACAGATCAAGCTCCCTCTGTGTCTTCAGTGAAATCGTACTATACAGCAGGTACAGGCATCTCTTTGTCTAGTGGTACAATCGCAAGCACAATCACACAATACACTGATACACTCGCAAAGAGCGCGGCTGTTGTAAACTCAATGGCAGGCACTCAAACCGATCAAGCTCCCTCTGTGTCTTCAGTGAAATCCTACTACACTGCAGGCAGTGGTATTTCTATCACATCAGGATCGATCGCATCAACGATCACACAATACACTGATGAGCAAGCTCAAGATCAAGCAGCTGCGATCTTCACAGGTGGCACACATACAGGCATCTCTTATTCATATATCGATGGCTCAAATCGTATTGATAGCACCGTGTCTTTAGCATCTTTTAGTACAGATAATCTCTCAGAAGGCACCACAAACAAATATTTTAGCGATACTCTTGCGAGAGGCGCTTTTAGTGCAGGCAGCGGCATTTCTATCACAAACGGTGTGATCTCAACAGCATCATCAGCATCAAGACCTTCTGTTTTAGATAAGACATCAAATTTTACAATCTCAACTCCATCCTCAAATGTTTTTCAAGAGGTCTATACAGTATCAGGCTCATCGGCTGTCACTATCACACTTCCAGATGCTACAGCCTGCTCAGGCATACGATATGATATCAAGAGGCTTGGTACAGCCACGACAACAGTCGCTTGTAATGGTGCTCAAACAATTGACGGTCAAGCCACAATTCAGCTCTTAGCTCAGTATGTAAATGCTACTGTAATCTCAACAGGTACAAATTGGATTTTGATATGACATTTAATTTAAAAACACAGAACAAGCCTGTTAAAATGGGCTCATTTGGCAGATCAACAAATGTCGCTGTTTCATCATCAACCGTAACGGAACAAATTTATTCTTTAGATTCATCCCTTAGTGGTACAGGCATTTCTGCGACTCTATCAAGTGGATCAGTATCCCTTGCAGGAAAAAACTATCTAGGTTTTTTCAAGCCTTATATGTCGGGGTCAGACCAATTTGAATTTTATGTAAAGGTCAATGGCAGCTTGCTTTCAACACAAAATAAGGCATTTAAAAGCGCTGTCAGTTCGATGTCATCGATAGCGAATCTTACTAGATATCAGCCGCTTTTTTTCTCCTACTCAGCCACTGCTGGGGATGTGCTCACAATTTACTATAAAAAAACAGCCGCTGCTGCAATTGCTAATATCTACAATTACACATTGAACGGTGGCTCAATCTTGTACTTGATGGAGATAGACAAATGACATATCTTGCAAATTTTTCAACATCCATGTCATCGATGATGATCTTAAATGCCACAACTCAAGTTGTCACTGATGGTCTCTTTGAGTCTGTCTTGACTCCTCAACAATCGCTATCAAATGAAAACTTTGTCTTTTCAAGCGGTGCATCGATGATCTTGCCTGTTTTGGCATGTAGGAGCGATGGGGATATTCAGGTGCCAATTTGCTCTATGCTCGTAGCAGATGCCACATCACAAGATAGTCGCATCGCTAGTCAAGTAGCTTCATCTACAAATGTCAATCAACGGTCGTATGTACCCAACAATGTTTTTTTTGTATCTAGTAAAGGCATTTCCCTCACAAATACAATTTGGGATTCGGGGGATCAAGTTTTAAACAGTGGCTTTTGCATGCTGATCATGCCTATAAAGGGGTAAAAATGAGTTATCAACCTATCGCAGCGATGTCACTAAAATCAACTCAAATCACAATCCCAACCTCAACGGTTTCGAGCTTGACCACTGTTGCACTTGGAACAATTTCCGATTCTAGTGTGATCACTAAAAGCGGAGATACTTTGATTTTACCAGCTGGCCGCTCATATTTTATCACTGCTAACCTCAATTTTTCCCAAGCAACTGGAAACAATGCAGAGTTTAGTTTTTATGATGATGGAACATCGACAAAATTGACCTTTCAAAGCGCATGCTATGTCTACTATGCGTCAACTAATGCAAATGCGGACACATATGACGGCACGATGATGGTTGTGGTTGCACCTACTAGCGACCTGACAATCTCGCTGAGAAAATCTATTCATGCGGGGGCAAGTACATTTATTCAAAACTCATCTGATGCCTATATTGTAAACTCGGGTATTCAGATTTTTTACACAGACTGAGAGCCTAAAAATGCAAGTAACTAAAAATTTCAAATTGTCTGAGCTTGAGTTTAGCGATCCAATCCCTGCTGAAAAGATCGCAAGTGCAATCGAGCTTTTGCAAAACCTTCAGATCATTCGAGATCATTTTCAGCGTCCTATTGTGATCATCAGCGGGTATCGATCACCTGAGAGAAACGCGGCTGTTGGTGGTGCAGATAAGAGCCAACACCTTGAGGCAAAGGCGGCTGACATCAAGATCGCTGGAGTGCCTACTGAAGAAATTTATAATCGAATTGAGAAACTCATTGCTCAAGGCAAGATCAAAGAAGGCGGACTTGGTAAGTATTTAGATTCAAACTTTGTGCATTATGATATCAGAGGCACAAGAGCAAGATGGCAAGGGTGACAACATGAACTCAGATATGATTTCAATCAGTGCATTGACGGCCGTTATCACCGCTCTATTGCCAGCTTTAAGAGCTTTCTCATCATACGATAAGAGAATTGCTTTACTTGAGCATCAAACCATGTCTTTGCTAGTCAAGCAAGAAAAAACCGATGCTGAGTTGGATATGATCAATAAGACATTAAATCAGCACACCGTTATTCTTGAAAGAATAGAAACCAATGTTGATTTTTTGAAAAATAAATAGGATTTGTGTTTTAATGATCATCCCTTTCACATGGAGACGATCATGGCACAAAATGAAATCTTAGGAAAAGTTGCTTTTGCTACTCAATATTCACATATCAAAAGAGATGGCAAAAGAGAGACATATATCGATGCAATGACACGAGTTAAGCAAATGCATCAAGACAAATTCCCAAATCTATGGACGCAAATTGAGGCCGTTTTTCAAGGCTTTGTTTTTCCCGGTGTGGTTTTCCCATCGCAAAGATCAACTCAATTCGGTGGCATTGCTATTAAAAGAAACAACATGAGAATGTATAATTGCACCGCCTCGTATGTTGATCGTGTTCGCTTTTTTGCTGAAGGTTTTTGGCTTTTGATGAGTGGTTGCGGTGTTGGCTTTTCAGTACAAAAGCATCATGTTGACAAGTTGCCAAACTTGATTTCAAAAGATCAGAGAGACTCAAGATTAAACTTGGTGCATGTCATTGAGGATTCAATTGAAGGTTGGGCTGAAGCAATTCACGTGCTTACAAAAAGCTATCTTCCATCAAGCGAGTATGATGGCAAGCATTGCATCAGTTTTCATTATGATCAAGTAAGGCCTGAAGGTGCATCTATCTCGATTGGTGGTGTTGCACCTGGTCCAAAAGTGCTAGAAGTGGCTATCGAAAAGGTGAGATTTATTCTCGATCAAGCCGTCAATCAAGGTCAATCAAAACTCAAGCCGATTCAATGCTTTGATATCTTCATGCACATAAGCCACGCCGCTTTATTGAGTTCAAGAAGAGCTGCTACAATTGCTCTCTTCTCTCCTGATGATGAAGAGATGATGACTGCTAAGACTGGCAATTGGTGGCAAGACAATCCACAAAGAGCATATGCAAATATTTCAGCTCAGATCCTACTTGATGGCTTTGAGAATAAATCAGTATTTACCGATATCATTGCCAATGCTAGACAATTCGGTGAACCTGGTTTCTTCTTTTGCTACGATAGAGAGTTTTCCACAAATCCATGTGGAGAGATTGGCCTTTATCCAACATTCAAAGACGATCAAGGCAATGTCTCAAGTGGTTGGGCGGTATGCAATTTAAATGAAATTGTTGTTGCCAAAGTGAGAGATGCTGATCATCTTTTGCAAGCATGTAAAGCAGCCGCTTTTCTTGGTACACTTCAAGCGAGTTATACTCAGACGGGTTATCTTGGAGAGACAACTAAAAAAATCATAGAGAGAGATGCTCTTTTAGGTGTCTCTATGACAGGCATCATGAGCAATCCAAACATGATCTTTGACGAGATGACTTTAAAGCAATGCTCGAAAGCAGTACATGATAAAAATGTTGAGATCGCAAAGTTGATCAATATCAATCCAGCTCTAAGATGCACGACCGTTAAACCATCAGGCAATAGCTCAACAGTCGCAGGCTGTTCAGCTGGCATTCATCCATATCATGCTAAAAAATATATCAGAACGATGAGAATAAATAAGATCAATCCCATTTGGCAAGAGATACTAAATAAGATCCCTGAGGTGTGTGATGATCGAGATCATCAAGTTGGCATCGTGTCTTTTGCTTGTGAAGCTCCTGAAGGTGCATTGCTCAGAAAAGATTTATCAGCATCTGATTTCTTGGATAAGGTCGCATTCATTCAGAGATATTGGGTCAAGCCAACAACACAACTCAGAGAAAAAGATCAATATGGATTAAGTCATAATGTCTCCAATACTTGCACCGTCAAAGATGATGAATGGGATGACTTGATAAATAAGATTTGGCGTCTTAGAGATAGTGTTAAAGGGATCTCTCTTTTATCCGATTATGGTGATCATGTTTATGAGAATGCACCTTATCAAACCGTTGATGATAGCAATGAGCAAATGCTTGAGAAATATAATAAATTGCTCTTGGTCGATTGGTCTAAAGTTGATTTGAATGTGGGTGGCTATAAAGAAAATCCATCAGTTGAGCCAGCTTGTGCTGGTGGTGTGTGCCTTATTTAATCCCCCATGAGTCTTTCCAATCTCTACTATCATCTTCATCCATATCTGCATCTTTCCATTTATGGACATTCATGTCTTGATCTCGATAAGCTTGAAGCTCAACGGCTTTCTTTTGCTCGCTTGGAAATAGTGAAGCTTGATCAGGTGGCGGTGCTTGAATCTTTGGCGGTGCTGATTGCTGCACTTGTACAGGTTGCACTTGTACAGGTTGCACAGGTTGCACTTGTAAAGGCTTTGCTTTTGTATCAGCTCCAGCCTTGACGCCTGGCTTTGCTCTTGACACAGGTTGTCTCTCAGCATAGATGGGGGTGTCAAGTTCTTGACTTAAAATCTCAAGTCTTTCATCTTCAGGCATATCCATGCTATCAGCCATCTCGATTGCATCATAGCCGCTGATCACATCGCCAAAAACATCTCTGACTGCCATGCTCTTGCATCGAGCCATAAGCATTTGCTTGGGCATATTTTGCCATTGACGATTACTTGTCAAGCCTTGTCTCTGTGCCATCGCAATCGTAAAGGTGACTACATACTTTTGATTGTTATCGCCTCTTGTAAATTCAATTGAGCATTCATCATCAGTATTTGAGAGAACCTTCCATGATTTACACTTGGGAGAAGCAATCACAATGCCAAACATAGCAGAAGCTTGATAGGTGATCTTGCCTTTAATGACATTCATCTTTTCCATTGTTTGAGCAATGTTCCAGCCATGCATCATGCCATAAGAGAGATAGGCTGTTACGAGTTGCTGAGCGGTCCAGTTGGTGCCTGCAGTGAGAAAGCCTGCGAGCTTGACGATTGATTCCATGCTATCAGCGATTGCATTTAAATCTGAGAGAGATTCTGTAAGTCTTTGATTTGCCATTTTTTTATACCTTTTTGGTGAGTGAGTTGAGTTGATTTAGGATGTGAGCATAGATGTCTTTGGCATGACAATCTGCAGGCAAGCCAAAGTCTTTTACCTTTAGAGTGATCATCTGATCTTCAGATACAACGATTTCAATGTCGTCACAGTCAATCGTCCAATCGATGCAAAGGTGATTGAGGCTGTGCATGAGAACGCCAAGAAGATCAAGCTGCCTAATGTTTAATCGTGTGATTGTGTCCATTTTTGTTATCTCCAAAAAAACATGAAATAGAATAGGGTTGACCAAAAGCTAGCAATCATCAAAAAATGGCCAACATTTTCAATAAATGCTGCTCTTTGCTCTGCTTCTAGTCGAGCTTGATATTCTTGGCTGATGCCTGCTTGGAGGTGTCTTTTATCAACTGTTGGGAATAATCCACATTTTTGTGATTGGTGCATTTTATACTCCGTTGTAAGTAGTGGTTTAAAGACCGATGGATGATAGAAGAGTTTCAATGTATGCAACGACATCGCCATCTTCAGGCATATCGTATTCATCCCAAACACTGCCATCTGCATTGAGCAAGAGGATTTCATCATCTGTCACTCTAAATGCTGGCTTGCCGTAAGCGATTACGTTGGTTGGGATAACGAGAGCATCACA